ATAAATGAAAAAATAAATGTTCCCAATGGGGCTCGAACCCATGGCCTTCGCGTCATAAGCACGACGCTCTACCGACTGAGCTATAGGAACTCTTTTACCACCTGTTTCTATATATTAGAGTTATTCTTATATATTTTTTAGAAATTTTGAAGTTTTTCACCTTCTAGTTTTATAAGATTATGTGTTTGTTTATACAATTCTGAATAATCATATTCGCATTTATGTACTAATCGGTGTTTTTTACAAAACATATTACCACAACGACATTTGTTTGTTATTTTGTCTAATTCAGAAATCTTTTTTTTACATTCATAACAAATATTCATTTGTCTTGGGTGTCTTCACTAATTATATAATTTAAATTTTTAAGTATAGACAACGCTTTTGATTTCATTTTTTTACCAGGATCTTCTGTTTTGACTTTAAATTCTTCCTTTGATACATTTCCACATTTTATACATTTTGATTTGATTTCTTGAATTTCAGAAATAAGTGATTGTATACTCATAACAAGGTAATATACAACAACTATCAATATTATAAAAACTATAAATAAGGTTAAATCCATTATTTTATATTGAGAAAAATATTTCAAAAAGAGTACATTTCATTATTTTTTTTGATTTTTTAAAAAGGTTTTTATAAATTTTGAAAATCTTTATGAAATGTACTCTTTTTGAAATTAATGCACTTATTTAAAAAAATGATGATATATTGTATTAATCAATACTTTAATGCAGACCGGAATTATTTCTTTTGCTAATAGAATTGTACAAAATATTAAATCAAATGATTCAAAAGATTTGATATTAAAACAATTGTATTCATTGTATAAAATTCAAATTCTTCAAAAACAACATCATCGTCTTGATGAAAATAATATTAAACATGTTGTCAATAATTTTCACTTATGTTCATTAAGATCAAATGGGAATCCTTATCTTATTTTCTTTACACTTTACAATGACATTCCTATAATTTATTTCATCGACAAAAAAATTCATCCAGGGTATCAAAAACCAAGAATTTTAATTGTTAGAGGATTATTTAATCATTCATTATTTCAAAATACTTTAATTGATGGAGAAATGGTTAAAAAAGAAGATGGTAAATGGTTGTTTTTGATGAATGATATAATTTCATATGAAGGTAATTATTTATCAAATGTGCCTTTAACTGAAAGATTGAAGATTCTTTACAAAATTTTGGATACACAATATACCCCTGATAGTATAATTGATGTATGTGAATATAAGATTAAAAATTATTATTATGTTTCAAAAGAAGGAATACAGGAATTATTGAAATTAGCTGATAAACTTAATTATACATGTAGAGGAATTTACATGTGGTCTTCAAATTTTCGATATAAAAATAAATTGATGAACTTTAATGATGATTGTATTGTAAATGTTGTTCGCAAAGTAAAAGATGAAACAAATTTCCAAACTCTTGAAGAAAAACAACCTGAAGTTGAACTCCCATTAGAAAAAAAAGAAATTGAAACATTAAGAACTGATAAAAGTAATATTTACTGGATGATCAAAACTGATACACCAGATGTTTATGAATTGTTTAATGAAGAAAATATCATTAAAGCCACTAGAATAGGTGTCGCACTTATACCCGATATAAAAACAAGTAAAACAATAAGGGAAATAATGAAGAATAAAAATGTTTCTTCCTCTGTAAAGGTAGAATGTTGCTATAATGACAAGTTTAAAAAATGGTACCCTGTTCGAGTTTTCTAATATTCTTCGATCTTATCTATTAAATCTTGAATAGAAAATCTTTTTAAAGGATCGAAAATTGAAGACATTTCATATAATTGTTCGAATAAATTTTCTTCAGATTTTGTTTTGAAAAAAGTTTTGGTAATCATTGTTTTTATAATATATGACGACGAATATACATCTGTTTTTTTAGCCAGATCATTTGAAAAATAATCATATATATTTTTGTTTTCTTTAATCGATTGACATATTTCTCTTATACCATTATAATATTTCGCGACATCATGAATTCCTTGATTATATTGAAACCAGTGTTTCTCATAATAAGTTGAAACATCTTTTCTGACTGAAGAACCATTTTCTTCCATTGTTTTTAGAAACAAATCAATATCCGAATGACAAATAACATTGTATTTTTTGAATAAATAATAAATGAAAAATTCAGGGGGGCTAAAAGTATATTTATTACTTAATATAAAATCGCTTTTGACCCAATTATAAACATCATTTACATGACATGAAAGTCCAAAATCAATCAACAGCAATTTATTATTTTTATATAATACATTTGTTGGTTTGACATCTCTATGAATAATATTATAAGTATTTAGTAATTTTAGTCCTTTATAAAAATTGAGAATGAGTTTGAGAGATTCAGAAAATGTGAATAAATCACAATATTTATTAATTTGAATTCCACCATTTTCAAATATAATTTGTTGCATTTCAATAAGTTTTCCACCACATCTATTGACTTCTAATAATTCCACTATTTTTTTGTTTTGAATTTCGTCTAAATAAAATCTAGAAGCTCCTTTTATCTTGACTGTAAAGTTGTCGTAATTTTCAATTTTCATAACATATTCTGTCAAAATATAAAACTCTGTTTCAAAATCTTCAAAATCATTTGTTTTATATACTTTACTCACATCATTATTTAATGGATCATTATATTTTAAATACCATTGAGTAGGTAAAACATTTGTGATAGGAGGGGACAAAACGACACTATAACTACCTTTACCTATGAGATTATAATCCTTGGTAGAACTCATAAAATCTGAAATTTTATAGTTCTTAAATAAATCCAATATTATATTAAAAACAGATTTATAACTTTTATATATATGAACCGTTTTCAAAAAGATGTTCAATTTTAACATTAGCTATAGGTAAATCTTTAGATAGTTTACATCCACTTCTTTCCAATTTTGGATGATAATCCAACAGAACATTATCAAATTCTACATATCCTTTATTCTTTATACCTATAACCTCGTTTATATATCCATTATTTTTAATTTCATTATCATCTATATTCTCTGTTATTATATCATTTGTTGTATTCTCTTTAATAATTAGCGATTCTTGCACAGGTATCATATTAGAACCCAAAATAAGCAATAACAAAAATAAAACAACCATAATAATGTAGAAGTTCATTCTTTAATAAATTGAAATATATTTTATTCATCGTCTATAAATTGAATTTTTTCCTTTGTTTGATTGTTTTTTTCTTTAATTTCATCATTATCTATGAAATATTTAATAGTATATCCGTTTTTCTCGTAATATTTGATTCTTACATACCCTTTGTTTTTAAATACAGAAAACTCGTCCCATATATCAATACATAGAGGAATATACTTTCTTTCATTTGGTTTTTCTCTCAAAATTCTACCAATAGATTGTTGAATATCTGAAATAGGACTTGCAAATATAACAGTGTTTAATGAGGGAATATTCATACCTTCCGCAGCCATCTGATATGTAGCTAAGATAACTTGTTTTTCACTCGAAATATCAAGTTGTTCTTGTGACATTCCTCCAACATAATATCCAATATCTTGATTTATATTTCTTGTTTTAAGTTCGTCTTCTATCTTTTTGAGATGTTGTCTTCTTTCGGATAAAATTAGAATTTTTCTGTCAATATCATTCTCTAAAATTGCTTTCAAAATTTCAATTATAAATAATGTTCTTTTTTCAAAGGCACATATGTTATTTATCATTGCAGCTACATTTGGTTTACCATTCCACAATAGTTTTTTACCACTGTAATTTATATCAGGATCGAAAAACTTATACATTTTGACATTTACTTCTATTTTTTCATTTTTTTCAAGTTTGTAAACAGATTTTCCAATGAAATATTCAAATACTCGACGCATACCATCCTTTCTATTTAGTGTTGCACTTAATCCTAAAATAACTGGTGCATTCATTTTATGAAAAGCTCTTGAAAATACCTCAGCACCAAGATGATGTACTTCGTCAATTATGACAAGACCGAATTCTTTAAATATATTAATATCATAATCTCTCATAGCAAGAGATTGTAATGATGCAATTACAATATCTTTTCCTTCAATATCTATTTTAGATTGTTTAATTTTTCCAATTGATGCAGTTGGAACAAACTGTGATACTGTATCTTTGAATTGTTGATTAAGAAAATCTTTATGTGAAACAAATAATGTTTTAACTTTTAATTCACACGCTATATATACACTCATTATAGTTTTTCCAAAACCACAAGGAACAGATATAATACCACCTCTTTTCATAGGATTATTAGCAGCTTGAATAAAATTTTGAACAGGAATCAATTGTTGTTCCCTCAATTTTCCTTCAAATTTAAGATTACATTTTTTGACATGTGTACCAATTTTATCTATTTGTGGTAAACCAAATTTCTGCAATCCGTAATATCTTGGAATATATAATATTTTATCTGTTTCATTATATACATGAAAAGTTTTAACATCTGTATCACCTAATGAAAAATTCACATTAGGAACCATAGTCAGATCTTTTTTAATATCATCTATTTGATCTTTAAAATGTGATTTAGATAAACCATAACCATTTATAGATAAAATTGTTGTCATTTGAATATCAAAATTATCAACGAATATTTCATTTTTTTATATATGTCTAATTATAGAACTAATATGTTGAAAGAAACATTGCGTATAATAGCTGTACTATTGTTATTAATAGTTGCAATAGCAGATGATTTTCCATTTTATTCCAAAATGAAAGATCCCAAAACACAATTTGTTATTGCTGTCATCACAATTGGAATTATATTATATGATAGTATTTTTGGCTTTATTATGGGTCTTGTGTTAATGTTAATTTATTATGAAATATATAAAAAAATTAAAAACATAAAAAAAATAAAGACATCTGAAAATACAACTGAAAACCCTGAAAAACTAAATACAGTTATGATGGACTATATTACTAACGAACATCTTTTATCAGCACAAAATAATATTGTTCAAGAAAATAATTATAATACTGAAGTAAAAGGTTTATTAAAAGGTTTTAATAACGAAGGTATGTATAGTGCACAAGGAATGGATAAAGAAAATTTAAACAAAGCAGGTTATGATTATAACGATAAATATTTTTCATATGAATAGAATGTTATGAATAATATAAATAAATGAATATATAATTCATATCCAGTGATCTTATTTTTTACTGATAATGGTAGTATATGTAATAATTTTTCAAATAAACTTGTATTGTAAAGTATAGCAACTATAACAATCAAACCAAATACATGTTTAACAATTTTTAAATCAATAAAAGGAGCATCATTATTGAAATTGAATTTAGAATCATATTTCATATCTTGAACAGGTTGTATAGGTTGAACAGGTTGTATAGGTTGAACTTGTTGAACTTGTTGTACAGGTTGTACAGATGGGGTTACTTCTTTTTGTTCATATTTTTCGAAATCTTTTAATACACTATCAATATCAGGATCTTGACCCAGGTTTAATGTTTCATTATTATTTGTTTTCAAAGGAAGACTATTAATTGGTGTTGACATTTGTATAGAATTATTATTTACAGGAATATTTGCCATTTTAATCTACTATACGAAAATAACAAAATAAAAAGAATAAAACGCATTTTAAATTTTATTCACTAATACATCTCCTAGTTTATATGGTTCTAATACATCGTCACTGTCGCAATCAACAACATATGGAGTATATTTGAAACATTTTCCTTCAACTATAAATTGTTTGTCAATAAAATCTTCAGGATGGGGTGCCAAATATACATGACAATTATCCTTGCAATGATATTTAAAAACTAACGCTAGACCAAGACCGCATATAAAACTAAAAATCATACTTCCGATGTCTGTATTGAGTGCTTGAAAAAATTGTTTGTGAATATTATTCATGATCTACAAAATATGAATATTATATTATAGGCTGTTTAATAGCCATGTCATGACACTTTACTTCTTCTGCATCAACTTTGTAACAGTCTCCACTTAAACCTCTATAAATAATAGAACCTGCATTATATGGCGATGGATATTTAATAATCTTTGTGGTTTTCGGTATATTTAAAAACATTATGAAAATTCCAATAACAATACCTAGAATAAAGAATGATAAATAGAACTGCATCTTAAAATAAATTATTATTTTTTATTTATCTTTAATACATCTTTTTGTTTTTGGATTGAGTTTTTTGCCTATAGGACATTTTACAATATTGGTAACAGAATTGTAAATATAATTTCTTATATTTTGTAGTTCATTTTCATTAAAGTCATTTTCTGTTGGAAATTCACCATTATTTATATAATAAATGAAATACATTATTGTATAAATACCGCAGTTTTCAGTATCTTGTGATGATTGTAATACAATATTAGGGGTATCATAAACAAATTCAAATTCTTTTTTCACCAAATTTGAATGTTTATTTAGTAACCAATTCCTCCAAATATTTATTTTATCTGAAATATCTGGATTTTCGTGTCCATATGGATCTAATATATAAATTTTCTCTTCTTTTGGATCTATAATTGATGCTATCCAATGTATATTATCTATATTTATTGGAATAAATATGGTTTTATTATTCCAATCATTATCAAAATGTTTCAAATATCCTTCTGTCAAATTATCTAAATCTTCGTCATTTTCAATCATTTCGCTCAAATCATAATAAAATTCAGCATTCATAATGATATATTTTTTGAACAATTTTTTATCTTTTATGTAGTTGTAAAGAAATGCATTTAAAGATGCACTGGTTAGTAAACTGTTCAATAATGCTTCTGCATCTTCATTATCATATGGTAATTCTTGATTATAAAACGAAAACATCTTTGCTTCATCGTTTTTCTCCCAATATTTTAAATTTTTTTGATGATCTTCATCTTCGATATGCCAAAAGTTTGATTTATCAGATTTCGTTTGTTTCTTTTTTTTGCGTGGTAAAACAATATCATTATTTGAAATATCTAAATGTCTTTTATTGGATCCATCCAAGTTTTTATTATAGATGATATTGTGTGAATAAATATCATCAATATGCTGGTATGGGAACTGTAATTCTAGAATTTTGTATATAATATCTTTAGACTGTTTTTCCTTATATTTATTTAATAAAACTTGCTTGTTTTTAAGAAATTCATCATATTGATAATTTTGTAAATCGCGTTTATTTTTAAAGTTTTCATTATAAAATTGAATTTTGGCATTATTTTGAGATAAATATTCTTTGGCATTTTCATCATATTTGTAAAAAAGAGCTTTTACATAATCGATAGTTTTATCACCTTGAATTTGTTGAAAAATACTATGAAGTAAATCATTTGATTTAACATCCATTTTCTATAACATACAAAATATAAAAATAATAAACTTAGTTTTTTATATTTTCTGATTCAAAAATACCTTTATAATACTGATCTATATTTTCATCACCTAACTGATCCTCATAATGAGATCTAGGAATATATTTTATATGAGTTTTTTGAAATTTTGAAGGATCATATGATTGACTATAATATCCTTGAATAACAAGAATAGTTCCTATAAATAATAGAAATATCGCAAAGCTTTTCATCTTTTATTATAAAACTATAGAAAAATAATTGTTAATCAAATTCATACAACTTCGTTTTCAACATTTTGTCGTTCACTCCAAGGATCTGTTTTTTCCATTTGTTCTGAAATATCTTCTACATCTGATTTATTTGACGAAGAATTGATAGCTTCTTGCTTTCTTTTTTCAAAAACTTCATCTTTACTGTCCATATTTTCTTTATATTTTTTCATCAATGTATTAAGTTGAGTTTCACCATATTCTTGATTTTCAAGATCACTAGGGTGTGGAGACCAAGGACACCAACATCCAACTTGTCCAATAAAAATGTCAAATTTATCATCAACTTTTTTGAGAAATTCTGATCTATTTTTGGCTTCCTCTATAGTATCAAAAACACCTCTAACTTTAATACCTCTCATAGTTGTTTGAAAGTTGTTATCCCTGTGATAATCCGCTTCAATATCTGAAGAATTAACAGATTTGAAGAATTTATATTGACTATCCATCTCTTGGGCATCTAGAATATAATTATGGTTATTTTTGATAGATTCTATCATATCTTTAGAATCGGGGAATTTTGCTTGAATACCGTCGAATAAAGTATTCATATCTTTACCAAATTTCTCAAGAAATTTTGAGAAATAATATGATTCTTTATTTACAATAACATCTTCTGGGCTGAGAAATGAAAGTAATACATAATTTTGTCCTCTTATTTGTTTATCTTCGTCTAAATAATCATGTTCTTTAACTGAAACATTTTGCATAACTATGTTTTATAGAAATAAATACTCAAAAATCTTATATAGTTTTTTCATAAAAAAAATCTCTATTATAAATATAAGAAAATACATTAAAAAATGGATTATGCTCTAGATATAAATGAAGCAGTTGTACGATTAATCAAATATTTACTCGAAGGTTTATCGGTTGGTATTGTTACATACCTTATAACAAATCCTCAACCATCTGGACAAGAAATAATGATTATAGCATTAACAGCAGCGGCTGTTTTCTCTATACTCGATATTTTAGCTCCTGCTATTTCAAATGGTGCAAGACAAGGTACTGGTTTAGGCGTAGGATTCAAATTAATGGGTTTCCCGTGAATTCTATAATAATGGAGAAGGATGAAATTCGTAATTCAAATCTTCACAAATTTTTTTCCATATTTGGTCCTGAACATATAATTTTTCTCTACTTTTCAATAATGGAAAATAGCTAAGATATTCATTTAAACCAAGAATTTGAAAGAATTTATATAATACATAACTATATGACAAGAAATTCTTTCGGTCTTTAGGACAATGTTTTAAGAACGGCCCTTGTATATCTCGGAACATAATGAATAATTTTTCTTCTAATTCCGATGAAAAATGAGGAGTTGGAATACCATTTATACGATTTATGATATAATTTATATGTTCATAATACTTATTAATTCTCAGTCTTTTCAAAATTTCTCTCATTTTTGCATAAGTGATTTTTTTTGTATTTGTTATTTTTTCTTTTTTAATTTCATTCAAAATTTTCTCAAAAATTTCATTAGGTATATCTGTACTTTCTTTCCCCTGCACTTGATTACACCATTCGCGAAAATGATTTATTCTCTTATAACTGAAGTGAGAAGAATCCTTTACATTTTGTTTTAAGATTGGTCTATTTTGTTCTACTAGAAGTAATTCCTGAAATCCACATTTTTCACAAATTATTATAGCCTCGTGTTGAAAACAAGTCATTTGTTCCTTACAAATTTTACAATGTTCGAGTCCATTATTATCTGTCTTTTTTATATGATTTTTATTAGTTATATTAAGATATTCATCAACTAAATCACTCTTATCTTTTATATTTTTTTCGGTATTTTCGGAAACTGATTTTTCTGCTTCTTGATTATTTGTATTTATATTATTCAGAGCATCTAAAATAGTTTTATTAGTAGGTTTTACAATTTTTTTAATTTGTTTCTTTTTAGATTGTTTTTCAATTAAATCATAATAATTAAATAAAATATCACTCGTGTTATTATAATATTCTAATTCATTGTTCATATCTTTTGTTTTTTGAATTTCTTTTTCTGATTCTTGTATTTTTTCCTTCAAAATTATATTTGAACTCCAAATATCAATATAAGAAATATCGTCAACATTTGTATTTAATATACATTGTTCTATATGTTTTTGATTATTTTTCAATTCTTTTAATACAGATTCTTGTTTTTGTAATTCATCTTGTTTTTGTTGAAAGTTTTCTATCATTTTACTATGCATAACATCAAGTGTAAATAATTTTTTCCCATCCTCTGAAACATGTATTCTTTTCTTCGATGTCTTCTCTTTAAACATTTTATATTTATAAATAAACTTTACAAAATCATTCTTAAGTAATATAAAAATAGTAACTCTCTTTTTTTTTCTTGTATTATAGTATAAAGAATATAACAATAAAATGGGTGGTGGTCTTCTTCAATTAGTCGCTTATGGCGCTCAAGATGTTTATTTAACCGGTAATCCCCAAATTACCTTTTTCAAAGTTGTTTACCGCAGACACACTAATTTTGCGATAGAATCTATCCAACAAACTTTCAATGGTGTTTCTAGCTATGGATCTCAAATATCTGTAACAGTATCTCGCAATGGTGATTTAATAAACAGAGCCTATCTCCAAGTTAATGTTCCTAAATTAATGGAAACCTCATCATCATTAGGTTCTGAGGCAAGATATGTAAATTATTATGGCCTTCGTTTACTTAAAGATGTTGTTGTAGAAATTGGTGGACAACAAATTGACAAGCATTATTCTGATTGGATGTATATCTGGAATGAACTTTCGCTCCCCATGGGTAAAAAAGATGGTTACGAAAAAATGGTTGGTGCAAATGGTGCAGATCTTACTGTTGGTACCGATAAAACTATGTTATACATCCCTCTTGAATTCTGGTTTTGTCGCAATGTTGGTCTCGCACTTCCTCTTATTGCTCTTCAATATCATGAAGTTAAATTCAAAATACAATTCGATACAGCTGATCACTGTATCATCAATTCATCTGCCGCTACTGATTTGAATTCTACTTTAGATGCTTCAATGTGGATCGATTATATCTTCTTAGATACCGATGAACGCAGACGCTTTGCTCAACTTTCTCACGAATATTTAATTGAACAATTACAATTTACTGGTCAAGAAAATCTTTCATCTGGTGGAAATAACAGATATAAACTCAATTTCAATCACCCTTGCAAAGAACTCGTATGGGTTGCCAAAAATAGTGGTCATTCATGGTACAATTATACAAGTAAAGATAATGTGAAAACTGACACTGATACTAATGTTGTTACTCACGAAAATCTAGATGGTCAAAATCCTGTTACAAATTGCTTGTTACAACTTAATGGCAATGATCGTTTTGCGGTTCGCCAAGGTTCTTATTTCAATTATGTTCAACCTTACCAACATCACACAAATATACCTTCTAACAGAGGTATTAATGTTTATTCATTTGCTCTCAAACCCGAAGAACACCAACCTTCTGGAACCCTCAACATGTCTCGTATAGATACTGCTGTTTTATCAATGGAAACCCAATCTAATTACTTGAGTGCTGGTCAAAGTGGAACTTTAAATATATATGCCGTGAATTACAATGTCCTTCGTATTATGTCTGGAATGGGTGGTCTTGCTTACAGCAATTAAAAACATTAAAAACATTAAAATCATTAAATATATTAAAATCATTAAATATATTAAAATCATTAATATATCTTCTCTTTTTTTTTCTTGTATTATAGTATAAAGAATATAACAATAAATGGGTGGTGGTCTTCTTCAATTAGTTGCTTATGGTGCACAAGATGTTTATTTAACTGGTAACCCTCAAATTACCTTTTTTAAAGCTGTTTATCGCAGACATACCAATTTTGCGATAGAATCTATTGAACAAACTTTCAGTGGAACCCCTGGATATGGACAAAGAGTAACCAGTACCATTTCTAGAAATGGTGATTTAATCAGTCGTGTATATCTTGCATTGGATTTGTCGGGAGCAACAGGAGATACTTTATGTAAATTCTATGGTCTTCGCCTCATTAACTATGTAGAGATAGAAATCGGTGGTCAAAAGATTGACAAACATTATTCTCACTGGATGTATATCTGGAACGAGCTTTCCTTACCTCTTTCCAAGAGAGATGGTTATTACAATATGGTCGGTGCTGTTGGTGGAGTACCTGGAACCAATATGGAAAAACAATTATATGTTCCTCTTGAATTCTGGTTCTGTCGCAATGTTGGTTTAGCACTTCCTCTTATATCTCTTCAATATCACGAGGTAAAAATAAATATAAATTTCGAAACTAGTGACAAATGCAAAGGAGATGCGACTGCACTAACTGGATCTTTCAATGCCGCATTATGGGTAGATTATATCTTCTTAGATACTGATGAACGCAGACGCTTTGCTCAACTTTCTCACGAGTATTTAATAGAACAACTCCAATTTACTGGTCAAGAATCAATCCCCTCTAAAGAAATGAAATCCAAACTCAATTTCAATCACCCTTGTAAAGAACTTCTATGGGTTGTTACTGATAGTGCTGCTGATAATAACAATTGGATGAATTACACAACTGATGTAAGTGGTGATAATAAACTTGTAAGCGGTGATGATACATCTGGAATGTTGAAAAAATTAGCTGCTGATTGTATAACCAGCAAAAATCCTATCACTGCCGCTAAACTTGTTCTTAATGGAAATGATCGTTTCGCACAACGCGATGGTTTATATTTCAATCTTGTTCAACCTTTCCAACATCACGAAAATATTCCATCAAATGCCGGTATCAATGTATACTCGTTTGCTCTTAAACCCGAAGAACACCAACCTTCTGGAACCTTAAATATGTCTCGTATAGATACTGCAAATCTCAATATTTCTTCTGTATACGATTCCAGCCACGGTAAAAATCTTAATGTATATACCGTCAATTACAATGTCCTTCGTATTATGTCTGGTATGGGTGGCATTGCTTATAGCAACTAATAATAAAAATAATATATCTCTTTTTTTTTCTTCTATTATAGTATAAAGAATATAACAATAAAATGGGTGGTGGTCTTCTTCAATTAGTCGCTTATGGCGCTCAAGATGTTTATTTAACCGGTAATCCTCAAATTACCTTTTTCAAAGTTGTTTACCGCAGACACACTAATTTCGCGATGGAATCTATCGAACAATCATTCAATGGAAACAATAACTTTGGTTCTTCAGTAAGTGTTCTAATCACTCGTAATGGTGATTTAATTAATCGTGTTTATTTCAATGGAAAAATCAAAAATACTTCTACCGCTTCTACAGAAGGTGTGATTTCTAGTGTTACTCTTGGCTCTGGAGGTACTGGTACTTATGTCGCAAATGAAATCTTAAATATAGTTGGAGGAAATAATGGTGGTACAGTTAAAGTTGTTTCAGTTGCTGAAGGTGGGGCAATTGCAACTTTAGAATTAACCAATGGAGGCTCTGGATATACTTCTGGCGAAACTTATTCACTATCTGGCGGTAGTGGTAGTGGCGCAACAGTAACTGTAGTTGCTTCTAGTCTCGGTGTTGAACTTGTTCCTTATTTCGGACAAAAATTACTTAAAACAATAGAACTCGAAATTGGTGGACAGAAGATTGATAAACACTATTCCGAATGGCTATATATCTGGAACGAACTTTCTATGCCTGTCGGTAAAAAAGAAGGTTATGAAAAAATGGTTGGTGCTACCAGAAACAGTGAGGGTGTTGTAGAATCTACTGTTTTACCAGCTGACAAAAAATATGAAGTTTATGTTCCTCTCGAGTTCTGGTTCTGTCGCAATGTTGGTTTAGCACTCCCTCTTATTGCTCTCCAATATCATGAAGTTAAGATCAATATCAATTATGCTTCTAAAGCTGATATTGTTGTAACTTCTACAGATTCTAACAAGATTGAAATGACTGATGTATCTATGTGGGTCGATTATATCTTCCTCGATACCGATGAACGCAGACGTTTTGCTCAACTTTCACACGAATATCTCATTGAACAATTACAATTTACTGGCTCTGATACTATCACTGCAAGCACTGATCCTAATACTATGAAGAGTTCTAGAATGACTTTCAATCACCCATGTAAAGAACTTATTTGGACTGTTCGCTCCGATACTGATAGTACAGTTGCAGAAAAATGGAACAGATATACTGACGATTCCTATGTTAATCATGTAATGAGAGCTAAAATACAATTAAATGGTAATGATCGTATGACAGAACGCGATGGAACTTATTTCTCTCGTGTCCAACCTTATCAACATCACGAAAACACACCTTCTAATTGGCACGGTGGTATCAATGTATATTCATTTGCTCTCAAACCCGAAGAACACCAACCTTCTGGAACCTTAAATATGTCTCGTATAGATACTGCTGTTTTATCAGTATCATCGAGTGTTGCTGGAAGTCTATCAATATACGCTGTAAACTACAATGTCCTCCGTATTATGTCAGGTATGGGCGGTCTTGCTTACAGCAATTAAAAAGCATTATTTTTTATTTTTATCTTTTAAATATAGATTTTATGAATAAAATATTTATTCTTGATCTTTATAAAAATGCATTATTGACAAAACTATCAAATAAAGTTCCTTCGATATTTTTAAAAGAAATAGAAAAAAACGATTATCTACAAGATATACATCATATTATTGCAAATAATAAAATACATTATATATGTGAAGGTAATTCCAGTTGTTTTTTATTAAAACATAAAAATACAATTTTCATTTGTCCAAATAGTAAAATTAATTTACAAATAAATGACAAATTAATTTTCATAAATGAATCAGTAAAAGTTCATAAGGGACTTTTTACTGAATATGAAAAAATTAAAACCGGTATAATTAAACATATAAACAAATTATCTGAAAATAATGATATTGTACACATATATATATCAGGTCATTCTATCGGTGCAGGATTAGCATCACTTATTGCGTATGATATCATTCAAAAATTTAAATATTATTATAATATATCTTGTTTTTTATATGATTCGCCAAAAGTTGGTAATAGTGAATTTTATAAACAATTAAAGATTGGTGTAAATTGTATATATGATATGATTTTAAAAAATGAAAAACAATTTGATAAAATACTTATCGAAGAAGATAATATATCATATATTGCGGGAACAAAATATTTCAACCATTTGAAATTTTTTAAAAATATGTTTTATAATTTTGAATTTAATCCAAATGATATTGATATGTTTATATCAAGGTTAAAAAATATTTTACAGCTATCAAATAAAGTTTAAATAAATAATACTGGTATGAATAAAATCGCACAGAATATGTTATAGAGTATATAATCATTTATATGAATAGCTTTTTGTAATTGAAACAACAAATAATCATATTTGTAATCTTGACATTTTTTTTCAGTATATTTATAGTATTCATTATTATTGAAATATCTTATACAAGAGAATTTTTTATTCAACAGTTTTGATCTTGAAAAATTATCTGGAACAAACTTATTATAATAAACAATTGTATGATTATAATTGAATATTGTACAAATTATTGCTAGTAAAATCGCATATCTTTGATAGTTCATTTGTTGATTGTATAAATGAAATCAACTATCATTTTTTTGTTTTTTATCTTAATTTCCTATAACAATCTGTGCAAATTTCAACATCAGACAAGGCACGATGTTTTTGTATGACTTCTTTTTGATATAAATATTGATATAGTTCAGTTAATTTTGGGTATTTCCTTGTTTTCATTAAAGATTTGCCATTTTCCATTGTACAATATTTTTGTTTAAGAAAAATGTTTTTAATCAAATTATTTTTCTTGCTTCTGTAACACTCTGATAATATGATATTGACATCAAAATCAATATTATGAGCCACAATTCTCTCAACATCAATCAAATCTTTTTCCAAATTTTGTAGAATAGTTTCAATATTTTGTCCATTTTGACATGCTTCTTCATGAGTAATTTTGTGAATATGAGAATTTTCAATAATAAACCCTTCTGGTTTAACTAAACTTTCAACTTTTCGAATAATATTAAATTGAGAATCATAAATAATATATGCAATTTCTACAATTCTTGCATTTTTATAAAGATCAATCATCGAAGGGTCTGGTGTTTTATAGAATGATTTTCTAATTGGTAACCCAGATGTTTCAACATCAATAATCATAAACTTATCTTTAATCATAACATTTTTATAGGCTTCTTCCAATTTTTTTTGTAATTCATCGAGAGTATATTGTTTGTAAATATCAATACTTGTATTAAAACTATTCAAAATTTGTGATGTGGTCATCATGTGATATTATGAAATATCATAATGAGGTATCATTTTTTCTTTTTGACAGAGATTTTTCATTTTATTACAAATTTCCGAAATATCTTCATAACAATAATCTGTGTAATATTTATGTGATTCTAACCAAGTCATAGCTTTATGGTGCCCTTCATTTTCATATAAAGTCCAAAAATATTGTATTTGTTTTTTTTGCAAATCATTCATTTGTTAGAAAAATAAGAGTAAGTTTTATACTATTTTTAATAATTTCAAAAAGAGTACATTCCTATAAAAGTTTTACATTTTGATAAAGAGTTTTATTTTTTAAAGAATTTTGAATGAAATGTACTCTTTTTTATATTTGAGTACATTTCTTATTGTTTTTCAAATATTTATGAAAGATTTATAAATTTCAAATATTTTTAATGAAATGTACTCAAAATGTATTACCTAGTTATAAAAAACCGGAAACACCTTTCTACACCTAATTTAACATTATTCGACCCAATTTTCTTTACAATGAAATATGTATGTTTAGTCATAAGTTGCATTTATTATATTACACGAGTATATTTAATAAAAAAATAAATCATATATAATTTTAGGATTTGTAATGTATTATTTATGGTCTCTATTATGCTCTATTACACTATTTATCATATTACAATGGAATGAATATAATAAAAATCCGCGAGATTATAAAATGTTGACAATATCAAATATTGGTTTATTGTGTTTAATTTATATATTAATTACAATAGTATTTTATTTCATATTTGATAATGAAAATGTTGATTATGAAATAGACAAAGATAATGTAGATAATACAATGTTGAAACAAATAAAAGAATCAGTTTATACAGGATTTGATCCAATAAAAATAAATTGATATAAAATAGTCACATCTTCTTATTATATATGAAATTGGAACTCAAGAAATTTGATCCATCGCGAATAGCGTCTGATTCAGTTGTTGTATTTATTGGAAAAAGAAATACAGGAAAATCATATTGTATGAAAGATATTTTAAATTATCATCGTTCGATTCCAGTAGGAATTGTAATAAGTCCAACAGAAAGAGCAAATGGTTATTTCGAAAAATTTATTCCGAAAATGCTGATATATGATGAATGTGAAGAACAGGTAATTAAAAAATTTTTAGATAGACAAATAAATCTATCTACTGAAAGGAAAAAAGAATTGAAAAAAACAGGACATTCTCAACTTGATTCAAGAGCTTTTCTTATATTAGACGATTGTTTATATGATAAAAGATGGATAAATGATACAAATATACGATCAATCTTTATGAATGGGAGACATTATAAGATATTTTTTTTAATAACAATGCAGCATTCTCTTGGTTTACCACCTGTTCTAAGAAACAATGTAGATTATGTATTCATTTTTAGAAATAATATTATAAGAGAAAGACAAAAAATTTATGAAAATTATGCTGGTATGTTTCCAACTTTTGAAGTTTTTGATCAAGTTATGACACAAACAACTGATAATTTTGAATGTTTAGTTATTGATAATAAGATACAAAGTAATAAAATAGAAGATCAAGTTTTCTGGTATAAAGCTAGTGAAACAAATTTCAAAATGTGTAGCAATGATTTATGGGAACTACAGAATCTTGAAGATCAAAGAAGAGAAATGGGTATAGAAAATGAAGAAGATTCTGAACCATTTGATACAGGTGTCTTTACAAAAAAGAAGAATACAGGTGTCATAAAAGTTAAAAAGACAACTTCGCGATATTAATAAACATCTGCAAAATATTGAGGCGATTGATTCTTATATATAGTAGCAGTAAATATTCTATTTTTATATATCTCAACGTTAATTGTATCACCATCATATATTTCCCTACAACCTATAGAATCATCACAATTCATATTTTGATGATGCAATGGAAGTCTCATCATATTATTTTTATCTGTTGCAGTATAATATTGCCATCGATCTCTATTATTTCTTAATTTTTTCGCAAATAATGGCAATATAATAGGGTCTTTGTCTGATTCATTTGCAGTTAATAATCCAATTTGCTGATAATCATTATTATTATATTCAGGTAATTCTTTTGGATATATTTTTATATCTTCTGATTTTTCTGTATTATCATTTATATATATTACCTCCTTTTTTACTTCTGTTTTATATTTAGGAACCTTTAAAACAAAATATAATAAAATACTGACTATTATTATCAAAATCAATAATAATACCGAAAATATCATATACCAGTAATTAGATTGTTCTTGTTTTTTTTTCATCAAACTTATTATAATAAAAGATTATTTAGAAGAATAAATTACCTTTTTTTTTGAAATATTGACTCTTATTCATATCATCGATATTAACAACC